GAGGTTGGCCCCGTCGAGGTTGGCCCGGGCGAGGTTGGCCCCGGCGAGGTTGGCCCGGGCGAGGTTGGCCCCGGCGAGGTTGGCCCGGGCGAGGTTGGCCCCGGCGAGGTTGGCCCAGGCGAGGTTGGCCCCGGCGAGGTTGGCCCCGTCGAGGTTGGCCCGGGCGAGGTTGGCCCCGTCGAGGTTGGCCCCGTCGAGGTAGGCCCCGGCGAGGTAGGCCCCGGCGAGGTAGGCCCCGGCGAGGTTGGCCCGGGCGAGGTTGGCCCAGGCGAGGTAGGCCCCGTCGAGGTAGGCCCCGTCGAGGTTGGCCCGGGCGCTGACAGCCGCTTCAAGCGTGAGGCGAAGGTTGTTGTCTGCTGCTTCATGCGAGAACAGCACGGAGCCAGAAAAGCGACACTTGATTTCGATCTTCATTATTCAATCTCCCCATCAAAAATCCACCACAAAAACATGGCCGCCAGTATTGCGATGGCCGTCATCAGCTTGTTTGCGAGCGCTTTCATGCTTCTATCCTTTTGAACTCGACGACCCACACCCACGGGTTCGCGTCCCATGATCCGGGGCCGTTGATCTGTTCCCATAGCTGGCGGTACATAAACTTTTCTGCCGACCGAAATTCGGCTCCGTGCCATTGCTCGTATGTCGGGCACTCCATTCCGCAGTGATACACACCCTCGGCGCAGCAGTCGTTCGTTGGCCCTCTGTCGCTGATGTCCTGCAGCCGCTCGACGCGCACGGCAGTGATTTCGAGCAGGATGCGCGAGGCCCAGCGCGGCATGTGGATCGATGGAATCGTGGCGCTGCGCTCTCCGCGATAGGCGTTCATGGCGCACCACGCTTCGCTGGCTGCCTGTGTGTTATCGATCTCGCGGAACGCGCCGTCGGCCAAGTACCGCACACCGTCAAGCCCGTTTGTCAGTTCCTCGGCACGGCAAGTTTCCCGCACCCACAGCCGGTCGCCGGGCTGGCCGTAGGGGCAGCGTACTTGCTTTCCGTCAGGGGCGGCCGTGACAGCAGCGGACAACCGGAACTGAACGTCAGCATTGCCAACCGGCTGCGGCTTTACCGCGCGCCGCGTCTGTGTCTTCCGGCCGTCGAGGATGGCGCGCACCATCGGTGCGCTGAACAGGATTGGACGTTCTTTCATGATTCGCACCCCTGGCGCTGCTCGTAGGCATCCAGCGCTGCCGCTTCGGCTGCGTCGTCTGATTCTTTCTGCAGCTCCTTGACGGCCAGCCGATAGGCCGAGGTTTTGTAAGCGGCCAGCAGGTCAATGCGCGCCGCTTCGAAGTCTTCCTTGGTGCCGCGCAGAATGGCATTGCGCAGGTTCACCGTGCTGATGTCGAGCAGCTTCGGGTACGCACTTTCGAGCGTGTTCAGCCAGCGGTCGTCCGAGATGATCTCGGCGGCTTTCGCGCGGACGGCCTCGGCCCGGCGCTCGGCGCGATCTTCCTCGTCAAGATGACGGTTGATGGCACTCGAAAGCGGGTAGGCTATCTGGCAGGCGGTGGCGAAGTTCATGACTCAATCTCCCAAAACTCCGCTTGCATCGGCTCGGTGGTTGCCTTTGTCCGTCTGTCGGCCTTGTAGCGAAGCTAGTACCGGGTTTCGGAGGCATGGCGCTTGGCGCTTTTTCCGGGCCGCGATGGGTTGCGGTATGGGTGCATTATCGCAAACGCGATTGATGATGTCAACGCAATTGCGATGTTTTGTGCAAAATAAAGCCGGCTCGATGGCGGGTAGTGAAACTCTGTGCCGGCTGGACGGCACCAGTCAGGATGTCAGGCGATCGCCGGTCAAGAAAAAACCCGCCGAAGCGGGTTTGGTGAAATTTGGCGCGATGCTGCTGCGTCGACTACCGCAAGCCGCGCCGCCAATCTCCGCTGCCGTAAGGCTGCTGGTAGCTCGGCTGCGGTTGATATGACGGTGACGGGGATACATAGCCGGGACGCTCTACCCCATACACTGACGGGCTTCCAAGCGGTTGTTGATACGACGGCGGGAGCAGTTGGTTGTCCTGTCGGCGATAGGTCTCGTAGTTCTCTGTAGACTGCCGCTGGCGGGCCTGCTCTACGGTTTCCATCGGGTTATTCCTATCTGCGTAAGCAAGCGTCGAGGCCAGCGTCATGAGAAGCAGCACAGAACGTTTCATATCGAACTCCTTGTCAGTGGTGAATCAAGGGAGCCTGCGATTTATCCAGGCGTGAAACTTGAAGATTAGCCAGATCGTTACTCCAACGGCAGCCAGCCCGAACACTGGCACGGTGAATGCCTGAAACTCAGTCGGTGTCCCCTCCGTCAGCCACTTCTGCAAGCTCAGGAATCCATAGATCAGCCCGGCGAAGATAAGCAGGAGCGTGATGAAGAAGGCATTCATGGCCAGCCATTGAGTTATCGACTTCAGCATGCCTATGTCTTTCGTTCAATTGTCATAAGTCAATGACGCCTGTGTAATACGCTGGCGCCATTCTGACATAGAAATTACGCAGCCTTTGGTTCAGACTTTGGGTATTCACGCGCTGCGTCCCTGGCTTTGTCGAGAACGACGGCCTTTCCTTCGCTTATCATGGTTTGCATGAGGCCAGCTACTTCGTGGATCGCCTTGTCGCCGCAAAGCAGCGTTTCAATCCCCGTCTTAAGGTAGTAAACATCAACGCCAAGGGCGTAGGCAATCATGATTAGATCGGGACGGCTTGTCCTTCCGTTTTTCTCAAGCGTGCTGATCGTTGATTGCCCGGCCCCGCTCAAGTCTCCAAGCTGAGTCTGGGTCAGCCCCTTCGCATCACGTAGCCTTTTGATTCGTTCGCCTAGTGTTTCCATATCTCAATCATGATTCGGAAGATCATCGCAAAGGCGTTGACATGAAACATCGCAAACGCGATAATGTCAGACATGAACTGGAAAACCATAATCGAAGAAATCCAATGCGCCGGCATGTCACAGTCGGCCATCGGAGAAGCAATCGGCAAGTCTCAGGCGTGGGTTTGCGATGTCCTGAATGGTCGATATGCAGACCTGAAATGGTCTGACGGCGAGGCTCTGCGGAACCTTCACAAGAAGAAAGTCGGCAAGCCAGCAAAGGTCGCCTGATGGCCAAGAAGAAGCCCAAGCCCGACGCCGCCAAGCGCCGCGAAGAACTGCGCAAGCAGCTCGAAGAGCAAATGCAGCGCATGCACGCGACTCCCGCGCGGATCGGCAGCAGCAAAGGGTCTTCGCGGATATGAACACTTCCTCCCTGCTGGCAGCGCCAGCCTTCGCCGGCAGCCCGTCAGGGTTCGCCGGCTTTTCTTTTTCCGAAAGATAGCTGATGCCTGAAATCAGAATCGAAGTCCCAGACGACGAGGTAAAGGTTCTCGACGGGTATTGCTCTGGAACCGGCAAGGGCCGCACTGATGTCATTCGTTCGATCCTCCGCGATTGGTCTGCTGGAAAGTTGCATGAGTCCATCATGGTCTGCCGCGTTGCCGGCGTCACTCCGACCGTATCGGAGTCTGACCGGAGTCCTGCCGGAAAGGCGGTGAAATGAGCGCAGCAGCCCGCTATGAGTCCATGAAGCGTCAATGGATCACAGCTCATCCAGACGCCACGCCGGAGCAGTACCAGGCAGCCATGCGTGAGCTGGCGAGAAAGGCTGGACTGTGATCAAGCGGCCATCTTTTCAGTTCTATCCGGCTGACTGGCGCAAAGACCCCGCGCTTTCCGCTTGCTCACTTTCAGCGCGAGGATTGTGGATCGAATTGTGCTGTATCGCTCACGAATCTGATGAGTATGGCGTGCTGTCAATCAACGGGAAACCGATGTCAGATATACAGCTTGCCAGAATGGTCGGAGAATCGCCTAAAGCAGTAATCAAGTTAATCGCTGAACTAGAGCAGGCTGGCGTTTTTTCTAGGCTTGAAAATGGCGCTATATACAGCCGCCGCATGGTCAAAGACGAGCACATCAGGAACGTAAGGGCGTCAGCAGGAAGCAAAGGCGGAAACCCTGATTTGATTGGGAAGAAGGTTAAGCAAAATCAAGAATGTTTGGATAAGCAAAACGGAGAGCAAATCCTAACCCCTTCTTCTTCTTCTTCTTCTTCTACTTCAATAAATACACCCCATACCCCAAAGCCGGCGAGTGATGGATTCGAGCGATTCTGGTCTGCCTACCCGAAGAAGGTCGGCAAGGTGGCAGCCGAGAAGGCATGGCAGAAAGCGAAGATCAACGGGCATACTGACGACGTGATCGCTGCTGTCGAGGCTCAGAAGCAGTCCGAGCAGTGGCGGAAGGAACGCGGTCAGTTCATCCCGAATCCGGCGACATGGATCACGCAAGGCAGATGGCTCGACGAGCTTGGCGTTGGCTCATCTTCCGATGCTGACAATTCGCTGTTTCAGGGGATGCTCTGATGCTTCCGCTCGGTGCCGCTCCACTGCTCGCCATGCGCAAGGCTGGCAACGTACCTGACGGTTCGGTGTGGGTCAGCTACGGAAACTTTAGCGAGACTGGCTGGCATCTCTACGGAGACACGCTGAGTCTTCCCGAGCTGGTCGTGCGCTTTGATGATCCGATTGACCGCCTCGACTTCCGCTGTCTCGTCAAGCTCGACGTGACGCTGTACCTCGCTCGCTACGACGACAACGCCGCGCTGCTGTTCGCGCGCTTGCAGGACTACGCAGCCGAGATCGTCATGCTGTCACCGGACTTCGATGAAGACCTCGGCATGTGGTGGCTGCCACGCTACGGGGTGATCGCTTACGAACGGCGCGGCATCGTGTCGCGCTACACCGCAGCGAAAGAAAGCTGCATCCATTCGCGCAACAAGGCCGAGCGTGATATCGCGCACGCCGAGGAAATGCGCTTACTTGGGGAGAATCCATGGCTCAGATGCTGACCGCAGACACGGTCGACTTTTCCGCGTACCTCGCAGAGACAGATGCCGCGCACAAGGTCGTTCGCGCCAAGTCGTTTGTCGATGACGTGATCGCGTATTACCACTCCGACGCAGTGATCCAGGGCGCTCGCCTGCCGTGGCGTAAGACGCATAACCAGATCCGTTTCCGCCCCGGAGAGGTCACGCTGTGGGCTGGCATGAATGGCCACGGCAAGTCGCTTGTGCTCGGACAGGTGACCATCGGATTCGCCGCAGAGAAGCAGCGGGCGTGCATCGCCAGCCTCGAAATGAAGCCGATGATCACGCTGGCCCGCATCTGCCGTCAGGCGAACGGATCGTCTCTTCCCGATGCGGACTTCATTCGCCGCTTCCACGCTTCGACTGATGGACTGCTGTGGCTGTACGATCAGCAGGGAACCGTCCGGCCCGAGATGATGCTGGCGGTCATCCGCTACTGCGCCGACAAGTTGCGCGTCGATCATTTCGTGATCGATAGCCTGATGAAGTGCGGCATCGATGAAGACGACTTCAACCGTCAGAAGCGCTTTGTCGATTCGCTCACAGCCATTGCCCGCGATACCGGGATTCACTTGCACCTTGTCGCGCACAGCCGCAAGCGTGCCGACGAGTTTTCACCACCGGGCAAGATGGACGTGAAGGGAACCGGAGCGATCACGGATCAGGTCGATAACGTGCTGACGGTCTGGCGCAACAAGCGCAAGGAATCCGAGCTTCAATCCGGGAATAACAAGTCGGGTCATGATCCGGACGCGCTGATCATCTGCGACAAGCAGCGCAACGGAGAATGGGAAGGACGCGTCGGCTTGTGGTTTGTGCCGCAGGCGATGCAGTTCGTCGAGGATGGCGTGAGCGGTGCCATGCCGATGATGGTGGGCGCGTGATGGAAACACCAACGATGCACGAGCTGTTCGACGGGAGCGATGCTGCGCTGCTGAATTCTTCGGGGAGTGATGCGATAGCCTCAGACAATCGCGCGCCCGCGCATTTTCCGGAAAAACTATTGATTGATTTCGTCATTCCCGGCGAGCCGAAGGGCAAGGGCCGGGCACGCAGCCGCATCGCCAAGGGCCGCAACGGGGCGCAGTTCGTCGCGCACTACACGCCGTCAGGGACGGTCGAGTACGAGAACCTTGTACGCATGGCGGCGCATGAGGCGATGAGCGGACGCGGGCCGACTGGCTTTCCCTGTCGCGTCACGGTGCTGGCCTACTGCTCGGTGCCTGCCTCGTGGTCGAAGAAGAAGCAGGCCAAGGCACACCTGGGCGAAGTGTTCCCAACTGGCAAGCCGGATCTCGACAACGTGACCAAGGCGGTGCTTGATGGGATGAACAAGATCGTCTTTATCGATGATTCGCTGGTGTGCTCGCTGACGGTTTCGAAGAATTACTCGGCCACGCCGCGCGTTGAAGTGATGGTGCGCGAGCTGGATGGGGAGGCGGCGCGATGAAACTCTGCGCTGACGAGACGGCAACCAAGCGCTGTACGAAGTGCGGTGAAAGATTTATTTCCGAATATCCAAAACTTAATCTTCCTCACAAGAAGTGTGGAGGAGAGCTATTTGTTATTGAAACATTCAAACCGAATTGTAGGACGCGCGAGAAGAGCGGGCTTTCTCCAAGAGAGCTGCGCAACCATTGGGCAAGGGAAAGCATAAAAGGGCTTTCAGATTCCTATATCAAACAGGTGTTAGGTGACAGAAATTTGCCAAGAGAAATTATTGAAATGAAGCGCGAGCAACTTTTAATCCACCGAGCAACGAAGCAGCTACTTCAAACCATCAAGGAGAAAACGAAATGAGCGAACAAGTCACAGACATCAGCACGTCAGGCGATCTGCGCAGATTCCTTTGCGACTGCATGCTGCAAGTGCGCGATGGCGGTCTTGATCTTGGACAGGCAAATGCAATCGCAGGGTTAGCGAAAGAACTTAACTCGAACATGCTTGGCGAGGTTGCTGTCGCCAAGACAAGGTTGAACCTTGAAGGACGCGCTTCAAACTTTGGCCAGGTCACAACGATGGGCCAACTGCTCATCGGAAAATAACCGATGCAGCAGCGTGCCCGTTTTGATGAGCGCATCGACTGGTTCAGGATCATCGTCGACATTCGCCGCAACGGGCACACGTATCTCACCATCGCTGCGACGATTGGCACGGTCAAGTCGAACGTGCGCAACATCGCCAATGGCACCGCGCCCCGGTATGAGTTCGGCGAACGGCTGATCGCCATGTGGGCCGAGCTGACCGGGAAAAGTCCAGAAAATGCCCCGCGAGTCAGCCGATACTCGTACCGCTCTTGATCCTTCCACATCATCGAAAGGCGCCAGAACATGGCAAAAACTGCCCCGCAAGTCCCCGGAGAAGTTACCGAATCCCCAGTCCCCGAAGTATCAACCGTGCCCGATACGGACGCCACGGTGACGATCGACAGGGCGCAACTCGACGCGCTGATGGCCAAAGCCGCCCAGGCCGACGCCATGGCTCGCCCGGTCAAGGCCGGCGATGCCAGCCTGCCCGACCAATCGACCATCGACCCGACCGCGATCAAGTCGCCGGTGCTGTCGAAACAGGGATGGGTCGTGCCAGCCGAGTTCGGCAGCAACCCGGCAGCAAAGCGGCTCTGATCATGTGCTTTTTCAGCGGCGGCCCTTCAACCCCGAGCGTTGACCCGGAAGCCGAGCGGCGCAAGGCGGAAGCCGAGGCGACTGCCAAGGCAAACGCCGAGCTGCAGGCCGATGCGCGCCGCAAGCGTCAGCAAAAGGGCGTGCTCGCTACCGAAGACGCTGGCGTAAGCGTGCTGGCTGCTGCGGCTCCCAAGCCGACGACTGCCGGCGCAACCGTGCTTGGCTCCGGTGGTGCAATGTGATCGACCCCAAGGCGATTACACGCCGGCTGGCAGCGCTCAAGGGCGACCGCCAGCTTCATGAGCCGATCTGGCAGGAGTGCTTCGACTACACTCATCCTGAGCGCGGCTATGGCCTGAGCAGCAGCGCTGTCCTGACCGGCCAGGAAGCGCAGACCAAGAAAAATCGCATTCTCGACTCGACCGCGACTGACTCGGTGCGCATCCTGTCGTCGAACATCGTCTCCGGCACGACGCCTGCAAGCTCGCTGTGGTTCGGTCTGGATGCCGGTCTGAACGTCGCCGAGGATGCCGAAGACGAGGAAAGCCGCTGGCTTGATCGTGCCGCGCGGACGATCTTCGAGAACATCCACGCTTCAAACTTTGATGCGCAGTCATACGAATGCGCCGTGGATCTGGTCGATGCTGGCTGGTTCGTGCTCTACATCGACGAGGCCAAGGAAGGCGGCTATCAGTTCGAGCAGTGGCCGATGGCGCAGTGCTTCATTGCTGCATCAAAGAATGGCGGGCTGGTCGATACGATCTACCGCGAAGTGCAGCTCACCGTCGAGCAGGTCGTCGCCACGTATGGCATCGACAAGGTGTCTGCCAAGGTGCGCACCGATTACCAGAACGAGAAGTTCGACGAGAAGGTGACGATCGTCCATGCCATCGAACCGCGCAAACTGCACGTGGTCGGCGCCCGGATGGCGAAGAATCTGCCGTTCGCTTCAAGTCACGTCGAGGTCTCGACCAATCACACGTTGAAGGAATCCGGATATCACGAATTCCCGTGCGTGGTGCCGCGCTGGATGCTGATCCCAGGCACGTGCTACGCGACCGGTCCGGTCTCGCAGGCGCTTGGCCCGATTCGCACGATCAACGACATCGCCGCGCTCGAACTGGCGAATCTTGACTTGGCGACTGCGGGCATGTGGATCGCCGAGGATGATGGCGTGCTCAACCCATACACGGTCAAGATCGGGCCGCGCAAGGTGGTGGTCGCCAACAGCGTCGATTCCATGAAGCCGCTCACGCCGGGCGCGAACTTCCAAGTCGCCTTCACTGCCGAGGAACGCTTGCAAGGCGCCATCCGTCGCGCGCTGCTGGCTGACCAGCTACAGCCGCAAGATGGCCCGGCCATGACGGCGACCGAGGTTCATGTCCGCGTGCAGCTCATCCGCCAACTGCTCGGGCCGATCTATGGCCGTTTGCAGGCCGAATACCTGCAGCCGCTGATCACGCGCTGCTTCGGCATTGCGTACCGTGCTGGCGTGCTTGGAATGGCGCCGGAAGCCTTGCAAAACCGCACTTACACGGTGAAGTACATCAGCCCGCTCGCTCGTGCGCAGCGCATGGAAGACGTCACGGCGATGGATCGTCTAGAAACCTCGTTGATCGCCGAAGCCCAAGCCGACCCGACCGTGCTCGATGTCTATGACTTCGAGGCCGCGGTGCGCATGCGTGGCGATTTCCTGGGCGTGCCGAAGTCGGTACTGCGCTCGACGGATGACGTCACCAAGCTGCGCAAGACGCGCGAGGATGCGGCCAAGAAGCAGCAGCAGCAGGCCGCCATGATGCAGACTTCGCAGATGGCCGGCGATGCGATGGCCAAGCGGGTAGCCGCGGCGTAACCGGGGGCGCACGTGACCCCGCACTTCACCTTCGCCGAGCTCGTCCAGTCCGATATCGCGGAGCGGCACAACATTCCCAATCTGCCCGGCCCGCATGAGACTGGCAATCTGTACCAGTTGGCCGAAGGGCTTGAGAAGTGCCGCGCCATCCTTGGCAAGCCGATGGTCATCAGCAGCGGGTACCGCTCACCACGCTTAAACGCCTTGGTGCGCGGGGCAAGGAACAGCGCACACCAACTAGGCCTGGCCGCAGACTTCCGCGTGCCGGGCATGGAAGCTCGCGACGTGTGCATGGTGCTGAAAGAGCATCACGAGATCGGCTTCGATCAACTGATCTTCGAGGGCACATGGACGCATATCGCCTTCCCGCAGGAGCACCGACCGCCGCGCTTCAAGGTGCTGACGGCGATCTTCACGCCTGGCTACCCAACCACCTACCAGGAGGGCATCGCATGAACCCGTTGATCCTTGGCAGCATCTTTGAACTTGGTAAGAGCCTGATCGAACGCTGGCTGCCTGACCCGGAAGCCAAGCGTGCCGCCGAAATGGAACTGATGCGCATGGCCGCCGATGGTGAATTGAAGCAGGTCATTGCCCAGCTTGAAATCAACGCCCGCGAGGCCACGCATCCAAGCATCTTCGTCGCCGGCTGGCGTCCATTCTTCGGCTGGATCGGCGGCGTCGGCTTCCTGTATGCGACCGTGGTGCAGCCGATGCTGGTTTGGTACGGAACATCGAAAGGCTGGCCGCTTCCGCCAGAAGTCAATCTCGACCTGTTATGGGTGGTGGTGACTGGCATGCTCGGCATCGGCGGCCTGCGCACATTCGAGAAGTCGAAAGGGGTCAGTAAGTGAGTCAGCAGCCCTTCAACGTGCGCAGCGAGATTCTTGCGCAAATCGCCAAGACGCAGGACGAGAACATGCGCTCGATCCTGCTGCTGATGCTGGGTGTGCTGGATGAAATCAGCAAGAAGATCGACGGTGTGCTGGCCGATGAGAAATCGCTACGCGAGGCCGTGCTGAATGGGCACAGTTTGACGCATGACGACGACCACGAATGGATCAAGGGGCAACGACAGCTTGACTGCCACAAGGTCTGCTCATGGGCGCTGGTCAAGATGCAGGAAGAGGAAGACGCACAGGAAGCCAAAACAAACCGCATCCGCAAGATGATCGACAAGGCACTCGAACATGCCGTGACCGTCATCCTGACCGGCGTGGCGCTCTACTTCGGGTTTGTGAAATGAGCCACATCCTCGTCGGCTTCTCGACCAAGCACGACAGCCTGATGAGCCGGGCGATCTGCTGGCTTACGCGCTGGCGGCATTCGCATGTCGTGCTGATCTCGCCCGACCGGACGCTGATCGCCGAAAGCACCGGAATTATATTTCCTGACCCCCTAACCGGCGAACTGCGGGACGGCGTGCGCATCGTGCCGAAAGCCTACCTGATGCAGCGTGACATGGTGGAGATTCGCAGCATCGAGCATCCGAACCCGGCTGGCGTATGGCAGGAAGCCGTGAAGCTGGCGACCGATAAAGCCAGGTATGACCACGAATACCTCGGCGCGTGGCTGCTCGGCAAGGGCAACGGTGATGAGCAGAAGATCACGTGCAACGAACTGATTGAAATCGCAGCAGCGCGAGCGGGCCATGCGCTGTTTCCTGACGACGTGAAGCGCACCAGCCCGCGTGACCTTTACCTATTATCTAAGGAGATTTAAATGGCAGTTACATATACAGATGCAGTTAAAGTGGCTCGGATGAACGCCGTCATCACCGCCGCTGGTACAACAGCGGTTTTGGAAATCGGCACTACCGGGATGGCGTTAATCCTCGCAACACTTAATCTGGCAAACCCTATCGGCGCAGCCGCAGGGGCAGGTGTTCTGACGCTTGATTTCGACCCGGATATCAGTGATACCTCTGCGGACAATTCCGGAACCGCAGCGGCAGCACGCATTCGCACTGCAACGGCTGGGACGGACATTATCACCGGGCTTACCGTAGGCACCAGCGGTACTGACATTATTCTTGACTCGGTATCCATCACTGCCGGGCAGACTGTGACGATTACCGCTGGCACGATCACACACGCATAGGAGATAAAGCATGGACTATCCAGCCCTCAAAACCTACATCCTCTCCGACCTAATCCTGGCAGCGTTTGCTGCGGATGGCGCTGATGAATCCATCGCGCAGGCCATGAATTCCCGCGTTGCTCCAACTTATGTCGCAACCGAAGTCGGTGTTGGCGCGATCCTCGAAACCATCGGCCTCACTGCGGGCAACGCACTGTTGGATGCGGTCAAGATGGCCCCCGACTTCCGCCACGTCTGGCCACTGATCGAGCAAGGCCGGCTGCGCCTGGACTCTCCCGTGACGCTGGCGGCGCTTGATCAACTGGTTACGGCGACGGTCATCAGCCAAGCCAACGCTGATGCGCTCAAAGCCGTAGCGTCAGAATCCAAGCCGCTGTTTGGTCAAACCATCAGCCACAACGATGTTGCCATCGCTTTGAGGGGTTAATCATGCCGCGTCGCTATTCTGCTGAAGACACCATTGCCACCGCACTATCGACGGAACTCAACTCCCTCGCTAACGGATCGATCACCGCGCTTTCCAGTGAAATCGACAACACGACAGCGGGCAAACGCTGGCCGTATATGGAAGTAGAGGTTGTTATTGCTACTCAAGGCGTAGCACGCGCGGCCGGCGCTTTCTGCGCGCTGTATCTGGTGCCGGAAGTCGATGATACTAATTACCCTCATGCTGCGACCTCAACCACAGGAAACGAGTACATGAACAAGTATTACGTCGACTCATTCCCGCTTGATGCGGCAACAACTGCGCGTCGTCTGGTGGCAAAGCAGATTGATCTGCCGCCCGGAAACTTCAAGCTCGCGCTATCAAATGCGACCGGACAAGCACTGGCAAACTCAGGCAATACGGTGAAAATCCGCCGCTACACCGACGAATACACCGCGTCGTAAGGATTCGCTATGAACCCCGTCGAATTCTGGATCGTGGAAATGCCAGAAAATCCGAACGACCATGAGTGGATCATCTGCCACGGCACTTACGCGACCTATCAGGCAGCGAGTGATGACCTTGCTAACATCGTTGCGGTTACGGGGCACTCGGAGCGTGTGTACGTCGTGGCCGTAACCGTGATGAAGAAATACGGCGAGGAGTAGTAATTGGCGATTCTCCGCCCATCATCTGACCTGATAACCGGAGGCTGGTCATCGACCGATGCCTTGTTGTCTACTGCGATTGACGAAACTACCGCATCCGATAGCGATTACATCAGCTCATCCGCGGCTGGCCAGATTGCCCGCGTCAGTCTCGGCACCTACACCACATCAGGTGGCACGCACGAAGTCCACTATCGCGCTGCTAGTCCGGAAGCAGATCGCGGGCTGATTGTTCGCTTGCTTGAACTCGGCCAGCCGCCAGCGATTGTTACCTCGAAACAGCCTTGGAGAAGTCAGCCGCAGGTGCCGGTTGGGATTGATTTGAACAATCCGATTACTCTGGGATTAGTACTGGCGGAAGCTCCACATACATCACGGCTGCTGGCAAGTACGGGTGTTGGGGAGTTTGTTTACAACAATACGAACAAAATTTTATCAGCAAACGCAAAAATATCAGAATCAGAATTCACAGTACATATTTTATTCAAGACTTCCACAGTTAGCGGAGTGCAGGTGGTTGTATCGAGAGGGCCAAACAATGCCGGAACAAACAATACTGGGTTTGGATTTAATTCGTCTCATTCTTCCCCAGAATATTCTGGAGCATTTTATGTCGGACAGTCGTATACGATCATAGGAAAGCCGACAGGCAATGCGCTTTCTAGTAGTACTGATTACAACATAGCGCTGGTGTACAATGGCACACAAGGTTATGGATATCATAATGGAATAAAAACAATAGGCCCAACCTCCGGCAGTACGCTCGATTCAACCGCAAGGTTCTGCATGAATCAAGATAGTGCAAACAATGCTATATCTGACAATAAGATATATCTTGTTACCTACTGGAATCGCGCACTCTCAGACTCAGAAATCGAATCCATCTCCGACAACCCCTGGCAAATATTCAAACCGCAAACGCGCATCTCCTATTTCGACGTTCCAAAAGTCCTAGGCACGCAAACCAAGACTGCTGAAGAGCTAGGCACAACTGGCTATAACGGCACGATCTCGGTAACTGAAAGTATCACCAATGGCGCGGAACTTGCTCTTGAGGTTGAGTCGATATGAGCGTTCGGCTGACATGGGTTGAGTTTGATACTGCGGTAACGACCGGCAACTACATTGCTGCGACGGAGATCGGATCAGATTCTGCGTCATTCTCAGGTAGCGTAGCAAGTAGTGGTGTATCTGGTTCGCTGTCCGCAACAGAGTCAGGTAATGATTCTGCATCGTTTTTCGGCGATGTTTATGTCTTCGGCAGCTTGTCAGTCAGCGAGAGTGGGGCGGATACAGCGGTACTGATCGGCTCAGGGGCAACACCACCGGCCACTGGCTCGTTCGACATCCTCGAATCTGGTTCTGACAGTATTAGCTTGTCAGGGAAGATCATTGTTGCCGGTGTTCTGACTGTCAGTGAAGCGGGTAGCGATAGTGCGTCCTTCTCCGGCAATGTATCACTTCCGGTAGTTACGGGAACACTGTCTGCCTCTGAATCTGGTAGTGATACGGCAAGCGTCACCAATGTTGAGCCGGTAATGACGCTTACTGCTGCCGACCTTGCAGCTATCGACGCATTGATTCTTGCACGCGCCGCAGACATCGCGGCGGCAGTGTGGGCGAATGACGACGGCCGATTCGTGGCGCGCTTTGGCCGAAACAAGTTCATCACTGACCCATCGACCGGCATTGCGACCCTGTATGACGATGACGGCGTGACCGTTCTCGCCCAAGGCCAGCTCTACGAAGACGCCGCCGGCTCAGTGCCATATCGCGGCCGCGGTGCTGAACGGCGTGAGCGCTTGGCGTGAGCATTGTCCTGCATGGCTTCGGCCTACCAGAGATTGATAGCAGCTCTTCGCTGGTCGCCTTCGGCTTGGCGCGCGACCTGGAACCCGGCGAGACGATTGAGCAAGCCGTCGCCTTCGCCAGCATCGAAAACCTGTTCGTGATCGACTTCGGCGCCGGACAGCGTAAACCGACAGGTGCTGAATATCGCCGCTTCAAGCGCATGGTCAAGATGATGCAAACCGGTCAAATGCACTTCCGCGAAAAGCCCGGAAAGCGCGGTGGCATTGAGTATTGGGCCGATCGCACGCCCATCATGAGGAAAGCAGCATGAGCCAACAAGTCGAGCGCCCGACCGCTCAAGACTACGCCGATATCTTCGAGACCAATCGCCAGGGCGCGCGAGTCTTCGAAGACCTGGTGCGACGCTTCTACCGAGCTCCGGCCAAGTCAGGCGGCATTGACCGCATTCTGGACTCGCACGAATTCATGGGCCGGCGCCAGATCATCGACTTCATCACCAACCAGATCAACCGCGCCAACGGGGTGCAGGAAGATCAACCTCAGGAGAACGACAAATGAAAGGACTAAAGCATGTTTACATGGATGCGGCGACTGGCGGCGAAGGTGGCGGGGCTGCTACCGGAAGCACGCCGGCAGCGGGAGCCCCTGCGGATGGTGCGGCAGCAGTCGCAGATAGCAGCGCTGCAACGGGCGCGGCCGGGGCAAGTGGTGCCGGTGGCGCCGGAGCTGCTGGCGGAGCTGGCAGTACATCCGGCGAAGGTGCTGGAAATGCCCTCCAAGACGGCGCCGGCAAAGTATCGATCCCGGAAAAATACCAAGTCAAAAAGGAAGACGGCACGCTCGACATCGAAGCCTCATCGTTGAAGCTGGCCGAAGCCTATGGTCATCTTGAAAAGCGCATGGGCTCTGGTGACGTACCGCCGAAGACGGCCGACGAATACACCTTCGAAGTACCAGAAGCAATGAAGGATGCTGTCAATCTCGACACTGACCCGATGTTCGCCGAGTTCAAGAAGCAGGCGCATGCGAAGCGTCTGACGCAAGACCAGTTCGATTTCGTCATGGGCCAGTACATGGAACGCGCGCCGCAGCTTGTCGGTGGTGCGAAGGCGCTATCTGCTGAAGACTGCGTTGCTGACCTGAAGGCCGAATGGAAGACTGACGAGCAGTACAAGGCAGAAGTTGGCAAAGCATACAAGGCTGCTGTCGGCTATGCCGGCGATGACGCTGACTACATCATCAAGACCTATGGCAACGACCCGAAAGTCATTCGCATGCTGAACCGCATCGGCGCGGAAATGGGCGAAGATCAACCGGCGCCGCATGGCCGTCCGGACACCGGGCAGTCGATCGATTCCATGATGGCGTCCGAGGCTTACAACAACCCGAAGCACCCAGACCATGCCAGCGTCTCGAAGGCTGTCGCCGCACACTTCGCGGTACAGGCCAAGGAAGCCGAGAAGAGCGGGGCCGCGCCGCTGATGTAACGCTCGCCCATTGCCGCATGATCAGCCGCCTCCGGGCGGCTTTTCTTTGCGTGAAAGTCCAGAAAATGCCCGCAGGGTCGCAGCACAATCGCTTCCCATAGGCCCGCAGTGGCGCGCGGATACCCTTCAAAGCTCGCAGCTCGTTGCAGGAAGCCAGCACCGAGACCGTAGCAGGCCCGGATTACCGGACACCCTGGAAGGCTGACGTTTCAATCAACCTTTTTGGAGAACATCAATGTCCACCACGATTACCACTGCATTCGTGCAGCAATGGGATTCCAGCATTCGCCTGGCAGCCCAACAATCCGAGTCCCGCTTGCAAAAGGCCGTAACCGATCGCGGCTCGATTACCGGTGACGGCTTCACCATCAACAATCTGGCTTCCGTCGAAATGGACGAGAACACCGTTCGCCATGGCGACACAGAGTGGTCTGACATCACGCACAGCAACCGCATCGCGGTTATGAAGGACTTCTACAAAGCCCTGCCGCTCGATCGCAACGACATCCCGAAGATGATCGTCAATCCGGTCACTGGCGGCGACTACATGCGCTCGCTGATGAACGCGAAGAACCGCAAGATTGACGCGCTGATCTACGCAGCGCTGCGCGGCACGATCTACTCGAAGGACGGCGTGACGGCAAACACCATCCCGGCCGGTCAGAAGATCGCCCATGGCTCGGCAGGCTTCACGAAGGCCAAGATCATCCAGGCCCGTTCGATCTTCCGTGCCAACGAGTGCGATGAGGAAAGCGGCGAAGAACTGTTCATGACGTACAACGACCAGGCTCTGATCGACATCCTGAGCGATACCACGCTGACTTCCGCCGACTACATGGCCGTGCAGATGTTGCAGCAAGGCAAGGTGGCGACAAGTTGGATAGGCTTCTCTTGGATTCCGTACCAAGGGCTGGCCTACAGCGACTCGACCTACTACGCGATGGCGTGGGCGAAGTCGGGCCTCCACTTCGGTAAGGGATACGAAGAGGGCAACGTGACGCGTCGCGGCGACAAGAAGGACGCCTGGCAAGTCTCGATGGCCGCTTCATACGGTGCCGGCCGTCAGGACGAGACCAAAGTCGTCGAGATCGCCTTCCAGTAATCCACATGGCTAGGGGCTTCGGCCCCTTCCTTGAACCTTTCAGGAGAATCAATCATGGCAGAAGTAAACAGCGCCCAAGCCGTACTCGTAGCAGCGGGCAACAAAATCAAGCATTGCGATCACGGCAAGGTCGAAAGCATCATCATCACCACGCCGGCCACATTCGCGCAGTTGGCCATCGGTGACACACTCGCCTCTGGTCAGTTCATCCCCAAGGGCAGCCGCATTCTGGACGTCTGGAAGGGACACGGCACTGGCACGGCGTCGAGTACGCTCGACATCGGCCTGCGCAAGCGCGACGGCACTGTCGTTGATGCGGATGGCCTTTCGGCTCTAACCACGCTGACCACGGCGACCACGATCGATTTGTCGGTCGGTACTGGCGCACTGCTGGCAGCCGGCGTCGATTACGTGACCGCCGACGACGTTGAGGTCTATTGCACCGCACAGGGCGCCGTACTCGCGGCGAACCAAGACGTGCGGATTCGCGTTGACTACATCGGCCCGTAACCCAATCTCCTCCTCCCCGCAACCGGGTCTCGCCCTGAGTCGAAAGGCCCAGGGCGTTTTTTCTTAGAGGTACTCAATGTCAGAAGCCAGCGCCGTCTCTATATGCAGTAATGCCCTGCTGCTACTCGGTGACAACCCGATCGACAGTTTCGACGTCGACAATGCTCGCACGCGACTGGTGTCGAACCTGTACGCATCCAAGCGCGACCGCGTGCTGCGCGCGCATCCATGGAACTGCGCGACGAAGCGCGTCATTCTGTCGCCGGATGTTGCTGCGCCGGTCTTTGGCATGGCCTATCAATTCGCCCTTCCGGATGACTGGCTGCGCACGGTCTCAGTCGGTGACGACGGCGTGCCTGAAGAGTACCTAATCGAAGGCCGCAAGCTGCTGCTCGATACCAACGTGTGCAAGTTGCGCTACATCTTCCGCAATGATGTCGAATCGACATGGGACACCTTGCTGATCGATGCGATGACGCAAGTCATGGTCGCGGCACTGACTTACCCGATCACGAAGAGCACGACGAAACAGGCCAGCGAAGAGGAAATCGTCAAGCGCATTCTCAAAGAGGCGCGGGCGATCGACGGCCAAGAAAACCCGCCGCAGACTCTCGGCGACTTCCCGCTGCTTGATAACCGGATGCGCTGACCATGGCCAAGGTCAAGCAGCTCCAAAGCAATTTCAGCGCGGGCGAGCTGTCGCCGCTGGCCGCTGGCCGTGTCGATATCGCGCGCTACCAGAATGCGGCCAAGACTCTCAAGAACGTGATCTCGCGCACGCTTGGCGGGGCCAAGAAGCGGCCGGGCACGCAGTTCATTGCCAGCGCGAAGAGCGCTTCCGCCGTCGCGCGTCTGGTGCCCTACATCGCCAGCCGTGACGCGGCCTACATGCTTGAATTCGGCAACCTGTATGCGCGCGTGTTCAAGACTGATGGCACGCAGGTCGCCGGGCCTTACGAGATCACTACGCCCTACACCACGGCATACATTGCAGACCTCGACTACGCGAAGAGCGAGGATGCGATGTTCCTGTTTCATGGCAGCGTCTATCCGAACCGGCTGCGCTACTTTACCGAAAGCAAATGGGATTGCTCGGCAGCACCATTCACGACGACGCCATTCGCCGAAATGGGCGATTACTACGCCGTGGCGCTGACGCTCTCGGCGAACACGGTCGGTACTGGCCGGGTCATGACTGCGGCGTCTGCCGTCTTCCTGGCATCCGATGTCGGCCGGGCGATTCTGCACAATGCCGGCATTTTTGTGATCACCGCGTTCACGGACACGACGCACGTCACCGGCGAGGTCAAGACGCTATTCGACTCAACCAGCATTCCTTCGGGAGAATGGAATCTCGACAGCAGCCCACAAGCCACACTGACGCCTCAAGACCTTGGCGCGGACGAAAAGCCCGATCCGATCGGTTCGACCATCACCATGACGCTGGATATCAACGGCTGGCGGTCGAGCGATGTCGGCAAGTACGTCCGGCTCAATGGCGGGCTGGTCAAGGTCACGGCCTACACCAGCGCGACCGTGGTGAGCGGCAAGATCATCCAGGAACTGACTTCGCATATCGCCGTCCCGCCGTTGGCCTGGACGCTGGAAACTGCCGCATGGAGTTCGACCTTTGGCTATCCGCGCGCCGGTGCACTGCATGAGCAGCGCCTGATTGCCGCGAGCACGACGAAGTACCCGGAAACCGTGTGGGGCAGCAAGACCGGCGAGCTGCTGGACTTCACGCTCGGGACGAACGACGACGAGGCATTCTCATTCACCATTGCCGAAACGAACAACCAAAGCAACCAGATCAGCCATATCGTCTCGGCGCGTAATCTGCTGGTACTGACCTACGGCGGCGAGTTCTCGATGCAGTCTGGTATCGAGAAGCCAATCACGCCAACGAATGTCCAGATCAAGCCGCAATCGCCGCATGGCTCGATCAAGGTGCGCCCGGTGCAAGTTGGAAAGGAAACGCTCTTCGCGCAACGTGCCGGACGCAAGCTGCGCGCGATGGGCTTCCGCTACGACGAGGACGGCTACAAGTCGCCCGACCTGACTACGTTATCCGAGCACCTGACTGAGACCGGCATCGCCAGTATGGCATTTCAGCAGGAGCCGGATCCTGTTGTCTGGTTGGCGCTCAACAATGGCAAGCTGGTCAGTGTCACGCTCGATCGTGATCTTGACGTGCTGGCCTGGAATCAGCACGAAATCGACGGCGCGGTCGAATCGGTCGCCACAATGCCGGCCGGCGACATCGAGCAAGTCTGGATGATCATTCGCCGATCGGTGAATGGCAACATCGTCCGCTATGTCGAGCGCTTGCAGCCGAACTGGTATCCGCTGTATGGCACCGCATCGCCTGATCCTGATGACTTCCCGCCTGGCGCCGAGCCGGTCGATTGGGGATATCAGCTTGACTGCGCGATCAGCCAGGACGACGCAACCGGCAAGGCGACATGGAACGCCGCCCACCTTGAAGGTAAGACGGTGCGCTGCCTTGCTGATGGCGTCGATATGGGCGATTTCGTCGTATCCGGTGGCGAGATCACCTTGCCACGCACGGCGCAACGGACATTGATCGGCCTCATGTTCGTGCCGACCATCGAACTGCTGCCGCCCGAGATCGGCACCACGGAAGGCACCGGGCAAGCGAGCGCCATCAGCACCAACAGCTTCACGGTGCGCGTCAACAATACCCTGAGCTGCACGGTCAACGGTGAAGAGGTCATCCCTGGCCGCATCAACGGGCCTGACCAGTTCGATACCGCGCCGGAGCTATTTACCGGCGACAAGCGAGCCGCCGTGCTCGGATGGGAGACCGGCCAGTCTCCAGTCGTCATCAGCCAGAATGCGCCGTTCCCGTTTCATCTGCTGGCCACGATTCGCACGGTCACGGTCAACGGGGGCTAAATGGCCGCGATCATCATCCGCGATGCTACGCAAGCCGATGTCGATCACGTCGCCACGCACTTGCGGGCGGCTGATGTGGTCGAGCTGCGCGCTGCTGGCCATGCCGACCCGGCCGAGCGGGTGCGCCAAGGCTGGAAGGCTGCCGATTGGACAAAGGCCGTGCTGGTCGATGGCGTGCCGGCGATTCTCTACGGCGTTGCGCCAACTACGATCAAAGGCTGCGGCAGCCCGTGGATGCTGGCGACAAACGGAATCTATGCGATCAAGCAGGAATTCATTCTCGGCTCGGTCGTCGAGGTCGATCGCATGCGGCAGGCTTATCGCGTGCTGATCAACATGATTCACCACAAAAACGCGGTATCGCTGCGCTGGCTCAAGTGGCTCGGCTTCAAGATCAACCCGGAGCCTACAGGGCCGGGCGGGCAGTTCTTTATTTTCTCGATGGGGGTTTCAAATGTGTGATCCGGTGAGCTTGATGATCGCCTCGACAGCCATGTCTGTAGTCGGTCAGATCGCGCAAGGCCAGCAGCAGCAGGACATGTACGATGCCCAGGCACAGCAGGCGCGCAACGATGCCGCCTACAAGGCCGATGCCTACAAGCAGCAGGCCGAGAAGATCAGGAAGGCCGGCAAGGCGCAGCAGGGCGCGGCGAATGCGGCTCTGGCAGCCTCGGGCGTCAAGCTTGGCGAGGGCACGCCGCTCGAAATCAAGAAGACGATCATCCGCGATTCCGAAGAGGACGCGCTTTCTGCGCTACTTTCCGGAAAACGAGCGGTTTCATCTGCCGAAGCGGAAGCCAAGATGCTTGAGCAGGCCGGAGACAATGCCGTCACCAGTTCGATCCTTGGCGCAGGAAAGACGGCACTTTCGGCCGGCGCTTCCTACATGAGCGGAAACTGGAAGACGCGCGTCGGGGCGGGGGGCTGACATGGCGAAGATTCCGCTCGGTAATTTCGGTCAAGTCATCGCGCAGCCGGCGCCTTCGGTGCGCGTCGTGCCCGGCGCATTCGACACTGGCGGCGCAGCGCTGCAACAGATTGGCGATACCGGCATGCGCGTCGCTGCTGATGCGATGGCCGAACAGCGCCAGCAAGCGCTCGCGCTGACACGCGCAAAAGCCGCCAATGCGGTGCTCGACCGCGAGATCAGCGTTAAGACCATCGGCGCCGAGATCGGCCAACAAGTCGAATCCGGCGAACTGCATTACGACGAGGCGCCCAAGGTATTGAAACAACGCATCGCCGAGCTTGGCATGCCGGACATGACCGGACTCGACCCGGTGACAGCCGAGAACTTCACCAAGGGGCTGAAACGGGCCGACTTCCAAGGGCTCGGCTTGATCAGTGGCGTGGTCGCCAAGGCGCGCACGGCCGACATGCGCACCCAAGCGGACGGCCTGCTCGACAAGCTCGGCAAGCAAGCCAGCCTGCCGGGCGCCGACCCGGCGCAGATCAACGCGCAAGCCGATGGCCTGGACGAGATTGGCAAGCTGGCCTACGGGGCCGCATGGGCCAAGAAAAAGCAGGATTGGGTCGACGGCAATTGGGAGGCGCACTTGAACCAGCAGGCCATGACCGTGCGCGACGATCTGGCCGGCATCAAGGCACTCGATCAGCGCATCACGTCCGGCGACTATGCCGACAAGCTGGATTCGAACAAGCGCAACTCGCTGGTGGCCAAGCTCGAAGGCTACCGAACTTCCCTGCTGCAACGTCAGGAAGTTGCCGCAGCACGCGCCGAACGCCAGCAGGAACGTTACTTGAAACGTGCCGAAGCCGAGTTCAATACCTTCCAAGCGCTGGCAGACAAGGGCACGCTGATGGCGCCGGAGTACGTCGACCGCGTCGTGCAGATGACCGCGGGCACGCCGTACCAGCAAGGCATCAAGATCATTGCGCAGCAGGCGCAGGAAACGGGCGGAATCGCCTCTCAGCCGGTCAAGGTGCAGCAAGACATGCTCGACCAGATCGATGCGCAGATCGCCAGGAATGGCCGATCGCCGGCGCTCGACAAACGGCGCGAGCAGATCAGCAAGGTGCTTGCTGGCAGTCAGTCTGATCTGAAAGAGAACGGGCTACGCGCCGGCTTGGAGCGGGGCGTCATCACCGAAATGGCGCCGCTCGATATCTCATCCCCGGAGGCATTTTCCGCATCGGTGGCGAAACGACTGTCGCAAGCTGAAACGGTCGGGCAGTGGGCCGGCAAGGCTGTCTCACCGCTCGATGCGCGCGAAGCCGAATCCGTGCGCGGCATGCTCGAAGCACTGCCAGCCAAGCAACGCTCGCAGGCGGTCGCCATCATTGCCGAGTCGGTCGGGCCGCGTACTGCCGGTGCGATGGCCGAGCAACTGGACAAGCAAAGCCGGCCGCTGGCGCTGGCCTTCGCCTCATCCGGTGCCAAGACCAGCACCGGGCGGCTGACCTCCGAACTGATCTTGAAGGGCGCCACAGCCATCAAGGACGGCGCGGTGATGAAGGACGACAAGAAAGTCACCGGCTGGAAGGCGACCATATCCGCCGAGCTGGATGGCGTCTTCACTGATGAACGGATGGCCACGGCGGCTAAGGATGCGGCTTACTACGTCGCGGCCGGCATCGCCCAGGAAGAAGGCGGCACCGATGTCAGTCGCGCGGTGCGACTGGCCATTGGTGGCAACGTGATCGAACACAATGGCAAGCGAATCCCGACTGCCGGTGACATGGACGAAGACGAGTTCGCCAAGCGTTTGCGCAATGCTGCGCCTTCCGACATCACCAAGCAGGCACCGGACGGCAAGGTGCGCGTCGGTGGGGCAGAAATGTCCGCTGCTGACTTTGTGGCAACCATTCCGGGGCAGGAACTGATCTATGCCGGGCCGGGCCGCTATGCCGTGATTGTCAAGGGTCGCCCGGTGACGAACGCAGCCGGCAAGCCGATCATCATCGGAGTCAGATAATGGCACTCGGCGACGCATTCCAAGACAGCACCGATAAAGCGCTCGAAGTCATGGCCACGCTTCCGCTTGAGCCTGAGAAGGCCAAGCCGAAGCGTTCCGCCTGGTCGGTCATCCCGCGCGCAGTAGCCGCGGCCGGTGCCGAGCTGGCCGGCAACGCGCTCGATGTGGCCGGCGCTTACGGTCAAACCGTCGCAGCAACTGGAGTAATGGCGAATCCCATGCTTCCGGATGATGCTGCGACCCGCAAGGAACGGCTCGAAGTTTTCGACAAGTTGAAGACGGACGGAATCGATTGGCGCGCGAAGGAAGCGCAGCCGGCCTACGAGTTCGCCCGTGACCTGCGTCCTGATCCGCTGGCGGCAGGCGCTGCCGAGAGCATCATCTTCGGGCTGACCAAGGGATTGACGAAAGCTATCGGAGCTGGCGTTGCAATGGGCCCGATTGCTGGCGCTGGCGTCTTTGGCACTTCGGAAGGCATGACCACTGCCGAAGACCTGGCCGTGCAGGGCGTCGATCAAGCCACGCGGACGAAAGCCGGTGTTGTTTCAGGAGCTGCCGCAGCGGTCGGCATTGCCATCCCGGCATCCATCGGCGCATCGCGCTTGATCAGTTCCGTAGTTGGTGCAGTCGTCAATCCGGCATTGGGTGCCACGCAACGGGCGGCGGTCAGCAGCATCCTTGAGAATGCCGATTACGCGACGATTGCCAAGCAGTTCGATCCACTCGACCCGACGATGCTGGCCATTGAAGCCGTGTTCGGTTGGGTGGTCGGCGGGGCGTTCTACCGTCCGAAGATCAGCGCCAAGCCGGCCAGGGTGGATGCACCGGCTACCGCTCCGGATGCAGTGCTTAAGGATTCCTTAAGCACTGAGCTGCCTAAGCCAGTCGCCACGCAAGAACAAGTCGACGCCGCGATGGTGCATAACCTGACGCTGGCAAGGGATGCGCATGAGGCGAACGCCGCGAACGAGGCAAATGGGCTGCTTGTTGCGCTACGAAATGAAGCCGATGCGCTTGCTGATGTGCGCGTGATCGAGCCGCCAAAACTCGGCGCTGGTAAGACGGCATCACTGGCCGATCCGCTCTATCGTCAAGCGCTTGAGACGATGGCGAAAGAAACCGGATGGGCTGAAACTGGCGGTCGGTTGTTGCGCGAAATGGTCGATGGCGATGCCGATCAAGGTATGGGCATTGGCACTGGAAAGGTTATAGGCCGCACGCCTTGGGTGCCAAATGCTGAATGGTGGCCCGGTCGCCCGAAGGGCATGACGGAAGCCAAAACCGGAGAAGCCATCCGCAAAGCACTGGCAGGAGAGCCACTCAAGGCTGCCGAGCAGCGCATGGTTGATTACATGCTCGACTATGCCAAAGAGCGCGTAGTGCCCTCTTTGCGTGCACTGCAAGACATTGACGAAGCCGAACGAGCGATGATCGCCAATGACCTGATTGCCGAAGGGTTGGACACGAATCTGCGCGATATTGTTGATGTAGATGCTGTTGCTAAAGCTGCGCGACTTGATGAGGTTGCGCTTGAAAAAGCCGCAGTCATGTACCAGAATGACGATGCAGGCTTCATGAAGGAAGTCGAAAGGATCATCCGTGAAAACGCAAGAACAAAGCAGGACGCAAAAATTGTTGGCCGTAGCCAAGCGGATCAATCAGCGTCGGACGCAACCGGCACAGCCCGCACAGCCAACACCAAAGACGCCGGCTTAGACCTGACCGTCAGCAGCATCCTCACCCGCGCCGAGGCACTGAAAGCCGAGCAGCCTGACATGCCGGTCGCCGTGCGCGATGACGGCACGGTCGCGAAGTTCGCCGACGAACTGGACGCCATTCGCAAGCAAGCCAAAGAGGGAACAGATGTCGAGTTGGGCGCGGACGATGCGCCGTTGCTCAAGGTGGCGGCTGAATGCTTCCTGTCTATTGGGGCGGCGGCGGCATGAACGGCCACACCAGCACGAAGATGATCAGCGCTGCCGCCATGATGATGCCGATCGAGCGTGCCCATTCCTTTGAGTACCGCCAAGCATCCCGCCAATTGCCGAACGTCAGCAAGCCGCTGACTGGGACGATGGCGAGCAAGATCGCCATATAAAACAGAAATAGGAGAAAGCGATGCACGCAGACTGTATCAAAAAGGTGATGGCGGCTGCCAATCGTACCCTTTCAGATGCCAAGATCAAGGCCATTGACGACCTGATCAATTCAAAGATGCGCGACCTGGCGCGGCAAGACCCGCAAGCCTGGCAGGCAAAATCCATCGATCAGCGCGTTTCCGAGGCTGCCGCTGCGGCCATGAAGGACATCGAAGCCGAGGCCGCGCGTACCGAATACCTGGGCACGCTGCAACTGCTCAAGACCGCCGAGACGAATCAGCGCATTGAGTTGGCCAAGGCGGCCAGCGGAAAAGAATTGCGCCAGTCTGACGGCCTGGTGCGCGACATCGAGAACACGGCCAACTATGTCCACGCGATCCGAGACGAGGCGATCAGCACCATGGGCGACATGATGGATGCGGTCAGTTCAAAGGACGGCACCGGCGTACTGCGCAATCTGGCGATGCGCGTCTTCGATCTCGACAATCCGCAGATGACCGCCGACGTGGTGCGCGAGGTGTTCTCGAATGCTGACGGCCACACAGGCAACGCAGCGGCCAAGGCCGGTGCAAAGGCTTGGCTGGATACCATCGAAGCGCTGCGTGTGCGCTTCAACAACGCGGGCGGAAACGTCGGCAAGTTGGCCTATGGCTACTTGTCACAGGCCCATGACGCCGCACGCATCGCCAAGGTGACGGCGCAGGATTACGCGCGGCAAGTGTTGCCGCTGCTCGACCGGCGTCAATACCTCAAGGAAGACGGTTCGATCATGCGCGATGCCGAGCTACTGCCGGTGCTGGAATCTGCACACGCAACGCTGAAAAGCGAAGGGCTGAACAAGATCGAACCAGGGCAGTACCGCGGCATTGGCAAGCGGGCGAACTCCGGCAGCGATCATCGCGTGCTGCACTTTAAGGACGGCGATGCCTGGATGGCCTACATGAATGAATACGGCGAGGGCAGCCTGTACGATGCCATGACCGGGCATATCGGCGTGATGTCGCGCAATATCGGATTGGTCGAGCGCTACGGGCCGAATCCTGAAATGCAGTTTCGCTTGCAAGCCGACATCGCGCAGCGGGCTGATGGCGTCGGCACCATTTCGAACCGTGTCGCCGGGAACACGCCCGAGGCTTACTGGGCGATGCTTTCTGGCAAGACCGGCTCACCAGAAAACAACGTGCTGGCCGATTGGGGCCAGGGCGTGCGCAACGTGCAAACCGCGGCCAAGCTCGGCGGTGCCGTGATCACTTCCTTTTCTGACGTGGGCACAGTGGCCGGCACGCTGCACTATGACCGGCTGCCGTACTTCGACATGCTGAAAAACATCGGCCGGCAGTTTTCGAAGGATCAACGCGACTTCCTGCAAGCGCATGGCGTGATTGCCGAGCACCTGACCTCGACGATGAACCGCTGGACAGGCGACCACATGACGCACTCGCTGACCGGGCGCATGGCGCAGTCGGTGATGAAGCTCTCATTCATGAACGCGTGGACGGATGGCCTGCGCTCGGCATTCAGCGCAACCATGATGCAGGGCTTCGCCAAGAAGGTCGGGCAATCGTGGAAGCAGCTCGACGAATGGGATCACTGGCTGATGCAGCGCAAAGGAATAACCGAGGCCGACTGGAACATCATCAGCCAAGCCAAGCCGACCGAGCGCAACGGCGTGCAGTACCTGACGCGCGACAGCATTCTCGCCACGAATCAGGCCGGCGCCGAACAGGTCGCGACGAAGTGGCTGGCTTTCGTTTCCGACGAGGCGCAGTTCGCCGTGATCAACCCGGACATGGCAACGCGGGCAATCGTCACCGGAGGCGGCATGCCGGCCGGGACAGTGCGCGGCGAGGCGATGCGGACGTTTATGCAGTTCAAGTCTTTCCCCCTGGCCATGCTGACGCGCCATTGGGGCCGGGTATTCGACACGCCGCAAGGGCTGGAAGGGGCGCCAGCGGGGTTCGGTGCTGAGTCGAAGGGAATGGGCACGGTCAACAAGATCGCCGTGCTGGCAGGGCTGAATGTCTCGCTGATGATGCTCGGCGCCATTGTGCTGCAAGTCAAGGCAATGATGCAGGGCAAAGACCCTTACGACATGACCGAGCCGAAATACTGGACGCGGGCGCTGACTCAAGGCGGCGGCATGGGCTACGTCGGCGACCTGATCTTCAAAGACCCGACCGAATCACGCGGCAGCAACACCGAGCAAGCCTTTGGCTCGGTACTCGGGCCGGCTGCCGGGGCGACGGCTGGCCTCGTTGGCGATCTGATGGTCACGAACGCATGGGAAGCGGCCAAGGGCAAGGAGACGAACGCGGGCGGCGAGGCGATCCGTTGGACGAATGCGCAGCTTCCTTATACGAGCTTGTGGCAGATTCGCGGCGCCTGGGAACATTGGTTCATCCACAATGCCCAAGAGGCAGTCAATCCGGGCTACCTTGGCCGCATGAAGGCGCGGGCACGGCGCGACTGGAACCAAGACTATTACTGGCAGCCGGGCGAACTGGCACCGGATCGCGCCCCGGACTTCGGCGCGGCAGTGGGGAACTGACCATGAGGCAAGATCAATTCACGAAGTTGCAAACCCTGTCCGAAAAGCTGATCGATGTCGCGATCGACGAAGCGGATCCGGCGAACTGGCCGGGCTCTGGTTGGAAGCCGAACGAGCTGACCAAGGAACAGCGCGGCGACCGGTACTGGTGCAAGAAGAATGCTGTCTCGACCGTCTCGCTGATCGAGCGCATCAATCGCATGATCTTCGATGTGCGCCAGATCGGCGGAGACAATCCGGATCCGGAAGCCGAAGACGATCTCGATCGTGACATCGCCGCGGCCGAGAAGGAAGCCGCCAAGCTGCTCGACAAGATGCAGCGCGACACGAAGCGCGACGAGTTCCGCAAGCATGTCATCGGGAAATAAGGTCGGCTTTCTCGTCTTCTTTCTGCTGTGGGCCAAGCTGCAAGGCTGGAAAGTTCCACAGCTACACGTCCGCATCTGCCATTGGCTTGAGACCTGCAAGGATCCGGTGCGCGTTCTCATGGTCTTTCGTGGCGCGGCAAAATCCACGATCTATGCGATCTACAAGGCATGGCAGCTCTACTGCGACGGCACACAGATTTCGCTCATTTGGGCGGCTGATGGCCCACTAGCGACCAAGCTGACGCGCGACACGATCAACATCCTGCGCCGGCATCCGCTATGCTCTGGCATGCTGCCGACCAAGCCTGGCGCGCAGATGTTTTGGGTATCTGGATCGAACGATGCACGCAATGCCAGCATGACCGCGGTCGGTGTGAATCAGAACGTCACCAGCGCGCGGGCCCGAGACATCGATTACGATGACGTGGAAGTGCCGAAGAACATCAAGACGTCAGAAGCGCGTGAGAACTTGCGCATGAAGATCCAAGAATCAACTTTCATTCTGGTACCGGGTGGGCGCGAGACCTACATCGGCACGCCGCACACGCACGACTCAATTTATCCGGAGCTGGTGACGGCCGGCGCTGCAATGCTCAAGATCCCGCTTTTCGAGAATGCCGTCCGCTATGAGCAAACGACACATGAGCTGCGTTACCGGATCCCGTTCAGGCCTGGCGACGACGGCTTGTATGTGATCAGCGGCATTCACCGGTACGCTCGACTGCTGGAAGAGGGCAGCGATTACCGCATCGACGGCGATCATCTGGTCTTTGCCAAGCCGCCTGGCGTGGTGCTCGACATCTATGCGAATTGCGCTTGGCCTGAACGCTTCACCCGGGAAGACGTGATCAAGCGCCGGCGCAAGACCCGCACGCTCAACTATTGGGACAGCCAATACATGCTCGAAGCCAAGCCGATCAGCGAGATCCGCCTCGACCCGGCGAAGATAATCCCCTATGAAGTCGAGCCGGTGATTCGCTTTGCCAACAAGATTCCGTCGATGTGGCTCGGCAAGGTCAAGATCGCTGGTATGGCGGCGCGGTGGGATCCATCAGGGGCGAAGATTAACAGCGACGTATCGGCGCTGGCGCTGGTGTTGCAAGATGAGCACGGCAGGCGTTACTGGCATCGGGCGATCGAGCTGACCGGTGAAATCGCCGAGTTCTCAGAAGACGGCAAGACGATCAAGGGCGGGCAGGTATTCCAGATTTGCGACTTGGTTAAGCGCTACAGCGTCCCGCGCGTGGTGATCGAGACGAACGGTATCGGCGGATTCGCTCCTGCCGTGCTGAAAGCCGCGCTCAAGCAGCGCGGTCTGACGTGTGGCGTCGGTGAAGAGCAGGCCATCGCCAACAAGAACAAGCGCATTCTCGAATCCTTCGAGCCGGTGATCTCAGCCGGCATGCTGTGGGCGCATACCTCGGTGCTGGATGGCCCGGCATGGGATCAAATGAAGGACTTCAACCCAGGCACGCAGAATCAGGAAGACGACTATATCGACGCCGGCGCGGCTGCCATCAGCGATACGCCGCAGCGGATCAAGGTCAAGGAGCCGGATAGCGGCGTGGTGCGTCTCTCTGACTGGCGCCCGACCAGCGGCGTGCATGAAGTCGCATTCGAGCGATAGTCCAGAAAATGCCCTGACTCTAAGGCGACAATCTTCGCGCACCCTACCAGCGCGAGGTTATTGCCATGACTATTCCAGTTCAAACACCCGTTAATTCCGCCACTGCCAACGGGGTGACGACGACATTCCCGTTCTCGTTCAAGACGCTTTCAGCGACTGATCTCGAAGTCTCTGTTGCGGGTGTCGTCGTATCTACTGGTAGCTACAGCGTGACCGGCATCGGCGATGACGCGGGCGGCAGCGTGGTATTCAGCACGGCTCCGGCTAATGGTGCGGTGGTCATCATTTCCCTGAATCCTCAACTGAGTCGCGTAACCGATTATCAGCAGTTCGGCGACTGGAATGCGGAAGACGCCAACAACGACTTCGACCGGATATGGTTGGCCCTGCAAGCGCTTGCACTGAATTACGTGCGCGCACTCAAGCTGCCGGTCGGCACCACAACTGACCAGACAATCGCCGGGGAAGCGGCAGATCGCGCTGATAAATATCTGGCTTTCGATTCATCCGGCAACATGACGCTGGCGTCGGAAGTGACCCCTGGCGCATTGGCGGTGAGTGCGTTCATTGAGACGTTACTGGATGACATGGATGCCGCATCGGCGCTGGCCACGCTCGGCGCGCAACCGGCTGATGCGGATATCCCGACTGTGGCAGCATCGCAAGCGGAAATGGAGGCCGGGACGGAAACAGCATTGCGCTCGATGTCGCCTCTTCGTGTAGCTCAGGCGATTGCCGCGCTTTCTTCTGGCGGGATGTCCGCTTCCGATATTCTCACGGCGCTGCTTACGGTCGACGGCCATGGCTCGGGTTTGAATGCCGACCTGCTGGATGGGCAAGAAGCAAGCGCTTTCGTAAGCACTGGATCAGTCTCATCTGCTTCCTATTGGGATTATGGATCTGATGAAGTCGTCAGCGCGACAATTACATCGACCACTTACACTAAGTTGCTTTCTCGTAGGGTGAAGGTGTCTGGCACGGTCAACGTGCGGTTTGCGCTTACTGGCGATGCGGATGCTGCATATGGAAAGATCTACAAGAATGGAACAGCCGCAGGAACTGAGAGAACGCTATCGTACCCATCTGGCAGCTATACCTACTACAACGAAAATATCAGCGTAACTGCTGGCGACGTTATCCAGATTTATGGCAAAGCGATTGGCGGAGTCGGCACAGTAACCGCCAAGGGAATCGGGCTTTCTGCAACCGGGAACGGGCTGAATCTCGGATACACGACGCTTAATGGTGCTAAGTTCGGGCTATCGCTCGAATGAAAATCACCTGCCACTACCGCAACGACCCTGAGCGCGGCCTGACCGACCCGGTGCTGGAAAAAGACGGCCGGCGTTTCGTATTCCGCCTTTACTCCGGCGACTGGCTCGATCCGATCTGGCCGCTGGTCGGAAATTCGTGGTTCAGCCCGCCATTCCCTACCAAGGTACTGCACCGCTTTGTAACGCTCCCGCTGCTTCCGTTCGTCGCTTGGAAGTGGCCGTTCATGGACAAGGCCGGCTATCTCGGCTTCAAGCTCTACGGCGTCGACAATGCGGTCTATGCGCAGTGGCTGACAACCGCCGACCAGATTTACAACGGTTCGCAGGCTGTGTGTCTATCGTTCCGTCCGTTCGCGAGCATCAAGTAGTCGGCGGGCATTGCCGGAGATAGTGCACCGGCGATTGCACCGGGCTATCTGGTGCACCGCCTGAATATCGCCGAAACCCGCTTGGTTACTGGTGGGCGGCACAGGGTTCGAACCTGTGACCCCTGCCGTGTGAAGGCTTGGGAAGCCTCCTGAATGCTTTGAAAGGCGCATGGCTGCGTGGGCTGGCCGTCAAGAATGGGCGGTGAACAGTACCGGATTGCACCAAAAGATCACCGGGCTATGCAATCTTCTTCACCTTGGCCGACAACTTGCGCAGCGCATCTGCTTGGAGTCTGACTTCGAGGTGGCTGTATCGATCAGTCATGCGCGTCGACGAGTGCCCAAGAATGACCCGAATCACGTCGAGCGATACGCCCATGTTGATCAACAGGCTCGCCGTCGAGTGGCGCAGATCGTGAAAGTGGATATCCGGCCTACCAATCGCTTCACGAGCTCGACGGAATCCGGTCTTGAGCCCTTCCATGCTGATGGTCAGCGGCACGTGCTTGATCCAGGGGCGCAGCGCCTGGACGATGGGCACCGATCTTTCCCGCAGCGTCTTGGTGTTTCCTGATCGAATCCGCAGCGCGTTCCGGCTGATGTCGTCGGCGGTCAGCTTGAGGATTTCACCGCGTCTGCATCCGGTGAGCAGGGCGATCCAGATCGCGGCGCGTACATGTTCGCTGGCGGCGTCGGCGAGCTGCTTGACCTGCTCGACTGATAGGTAAGTATGCCGCTCGTTGTTCTCGGGTAGTCGCCGGATCTTGTCGCCGTAATCGGTCGGGATCATGTTGGCCAGGTACGCCAGCGAGAGCGCCTTCTTGATCGCCCCCAGGCTGCGGTTGATGGTCGCCGGGGCATAGTGCCCGCGCATGTTATCGATCATCGCTTGGGCGGCCTGCTGTGCCTCGCTGGCACGCTTTCCGATCAACCAGCGGCCGGCACGTAGCGCATGGTGCTCGGCGGTATCCGGACTGCGCAGTGTTTGCGCGTGCTTGGTGTATAGCTCCATGATCGCGGGCATCATGGGGTCGCCGGGGATATTGACCTCGCGCTTGCCGGCAGCGCGGCGTAATTCAGCCTCTACGGACTTGGCATCACTCGCAGATGAACCTTCCGGCATGCGTCTGTGAATGCGCTTCCCATTGACCTGGACGCCGACATGGCGGCGGCCTTGCTCGTCTGTCCAGATAGACAACCCTGATTCTCCCGTAACCAGCCCTTACACTCGGCGAGATTGTACCGCTTGGCCCGGATGCCGACTTGCGTGAACGGAAGCCCGGCCAGCTCAAGCCGGCGCACCGTCGACTCGCTGATGTTCAGCGCGGCGCAGAATTGCTGGCGGGTCAGGTCATCCATTCTCGTTTCCTTTTGTCGCGTTTGTTTTCTCGACTGCCAGCATTGGCGGGCCTTTGCTGGTCGCGTTGGTGAGTTAACCGTCTGTAGGTGTCGGGGAATTTAAGTTAGCCGTCAATGGTGTCAGCCGTCTCAGGTACACGTCGCGCCCTTCGCCGTCTTTCCACAGCGGTTCGTCCGTCTGCTTTTCCAGGAACGGGCATTCTTCCTGCGCGCACGGCACCAGCGCGCCGAGGTCGTCGTCAAACAGCGCCGCGAAGATGCCGCGCCCGCATTCCTTGCCGTAGCATCTGGCGGTTATTTCCGGCTCCTGTAGCCGCAGCACAACACCGTAAATCTTGCTCATGTCCGTCCTTTCTGCCGGGTGTGCCGGCCAACCCATCCATCGAGAGGGACGCGCGGGCCGGCGCGTTAGCTAGTGCGTTGGGCCTCGTCACATATCCGCATCGCGGGCATTGCTCCATCTGCAATTCACGCATTGGCAGCGTCAGGCAGGTTGCCTCCGTCGCGACGCCAACACGAGCAGGACGCGGAAACGTGGCAATCACTTCAAACTCGTCCTCGTCGTCCTCGCATCGCCGGAACACGTCGAGGAATTCGTTTCCTTCAACGTCAATCGTTCCCGGCCTCAGCCTCCACTCGTAATAGTGCCCTTCGGCCGGGAATCGGTGCCTAGCGTTGTATTGGTCAATTACCTCAATCTCTTTCGTCATTTCGTTTCCTCCAGAGGCCCAACAACCGCATCGAGCGGGACGCTTCGCTGCGCTCCGCACCCCTCATGCGGAGCGTTCGGCGTCACCAGCCGCGCCAGTTACGCCAGTGTTATGCGTCACACTCCACCCGCACTTCTCACACTTCAAGCAGTCGATCAACCGCGCCCGACCGGATGGCGACATGGTGACGACTTCGCCACCCGTAAAGTCAGGAGTGCCGCTGTAGATTTCCTCAAGCGCCTTGCTCTCGATCATCCTGCCGCCGCACTTGATGCAGTGGAGTATTGGGGCGGTCATTTCTCCCACTCCTGTTCAAGTGCGCGGTCGGCGTCGATGGCGGCTTTCCATCCTGCGGCAAACAAGTCATAGTCATAATCGTCAATGGCGATTGTTCGAGTGGAGCGAAGCGACTCGTATGCCGCACTAATTAGTGGTGTTTCGGTTAGCAACCGCTTGTCCTCATCCGTCAGCTTGCGGGCAGGGCTGGCGAAGCGCTTTGCTTGTGCTCTTGCGTACTCGCAAGCCCCAATCGCCGATTTCCTTGCCTCATCGTCATGAATTGAATACGATGCTATTTCAAGGCATGCCGCTGTTTCCATTAAGGTTGCCCATAATGCCACCGACTTTTCGTCCTTCTCGTAGTAGCAGGTGCCTTCTTCGCTGCGGATTACTCGGGATTGTGCGGACGAACGAGCGCCCTCAAACTCTATTAATCTGCGCACTTCCTTTACGCTGGTGGAATCCCCGTAAATGTTGAATCCACTCCATGAAAGCCCACTACTTTTTTCCTGCGCGAGTGCGGCGCGGAGAGCAGTGATTGCCTCTCTTACCGTAGCTCTGTCAGTGTAATCAACCGGGAACTCAATAACTTCTTCCAGCGCATCCAGCGCCTGCTGCATTACGTCACATGTGGTCATGTCGTCGGCTCCTTCAAATTCCCCATACGCCATACGTCGGCGTGTAATCTGGCAGCTTCGGCACGGGCGGGTTTGGTCGGTTCGCTTCCCGGCGTGCGCGTCTGCGCTGGATATCGAGCGCCATCTGTTCTTCAGGCGACCGGCACGGGATCGGCGCATCCGTACCGCTGCCGGCAGACAGCAGCATGCGGTAGCGTCCCACGCCGGTATTGCGCCAGCCGGAGATGTAGACCACGCCAGCATCGCGCAGGATGTGCGTCATCTCCAAGGCATGGCTGCGCGAGCAGATGCCGATCTCGTCGATGGTCAGCGGGCCGCGTTCCTTGATGACGCCATAGACGGCGCTCGGCGGGATCGGGATGCGCTTCATCGCTTATGCCTCCATCACCAGCGTCGGCTTGACTTCGATGCGGCCAACGATATCGAACGAGATGATGCTAACTTTCTCGATTCCGTCATCGGATAAGTCGTTCTCACCAAATGCTGCCTTGCAGGCGTCCTCTGGCGTGTCGAATCCTTCACCGTCGAACAAGTAGAAGTACCGCTTGCCGTTCGCTTGCTGTGGGGCAGATTTGGCCTTATCAGTGCTTAAGGATTCCTTAACCACTGCCCCACGGGTTGGCCGGTTGATCATCCATGCCTTGCCCTTGTCGGTCAGCCGATAGGCCGGCTTGTGCGTCACATCGTCGCGCACGACCAGAATCAAATCGTCGGCTTTGCAGTCGTTGATTGTCCATTGCACCTTGTTGCGCTCGCGGTTGGTCGCATCCATCAATTCGTCGAGCGTGATGGACGGATTGTTGGCGACGAGCTGCATGATGGCGAGGCGGTTGCTCATTGCAGCGTCTCCGGTGGCGTGATTGAAATCTCGACCGGCCCGCCAAGCAGCATCGACAGCTTGCCAAGCTGCTCGGCGCTTGGCTTCGCTTGAATGCGCCATGTCACGCCTACGGTGCCGCCGTTGTGGCATTCGACCTTGAACCCGTTGACGTCGACGGTATCGAGCGTCACGCTGCCGATGCCATAAGCAACATCGACCGATGCGCCGATGATTTCATGACAGAACTTGAGCGGTTGCGCCATCTGCGGGAATCGCAACTTGGTCGGCGTGTCGCTGCCCTGGTCGGCCAGGTCGCCGGCCGTATCTTTTTCGTACATGCTGTGCCGCAATGCCGAACCGAACTCGGCCAGAATGTCGCCGTCGAAATCGGCTGAGAACTTGAGGTCGACAGCCAGCACGTTCTCTTCGCCGTGCTTCTCGTCTCGGATGTTGATGTGTTGCAGCGTTGCGGTCTTCTTGTCGAGATCGAACATGGTCAGTCATCCTCCATCGGAAGTTCTTTTTGCGGGCCGGTGGCATCCTCGATCTTCTGGCCGGCTTCCATTTCTTCGGCCACTTCAAGCGCGGACGCGGCGCGGACGGTATAAATGCTGCGGGCGATGTGGCGCAACGCCTGGGCCTGATTGGTGGCCTTGACGAGTACGGCATCGCCGTTGAGTGCTTGGACGATATAGATGCGGACTTCTGACATGCTTGTTGCTCCTTGTGGTGGTGGTGTTGGTTACTCTGCGGCCTTGAACTCGGCCAGCCGCTTCTTGACGATGCCGCCAAGCTCTTCGCGCTGCTGCAAGTCAGTGACGTACTGAATCAGATCCATTGCCGTGTCCAGCTCGTCGCGGGTCTTGGCCTTGTCGAGAGCGTCGCGGACTTCTGCGTAGGACATGGCTGCGGATGTGCCTTGCTCTAACTGGCGCAGCGCTTCGTCCTGCTGCTGGTCGATAACTTCGCCGGTTGTCTGGTCAATGGTTTCCGTCCGCGCTTTCTTGATCTTGGCCTTGACAGCTTCGGTGCGCGATGTCATCGGCAGCGGATCGTCCTGCGGGGTGATATCGCGCTCCACGATGCGCTCGGCCTCGTCCTGGTCATAGACGCCGACGAAACCGAAGGCCAGCCTGGCACACTGGATCATGGCCTTGTGGCGCAGCATGCGCTTCGGGTGCGACTTCCACGGCCCGACCTCGCGCTTGCACTCAGACATCCATTCCGTAACTTCGACCGGGTGCTGGCGATCCTTGCGATAGATCGTGCAGGTGCAGCTTTCGTCGTCCTGCTTGAAGCTCATGCCGTCGAACTGGTCGTGGCTGTTGATGATGCGGCTCCAGCCATCGACGCCGATCACCGGGACAATGCCGTTTTGACGGTCTGGGAAGGCGTAGATTTCCTTCGTCCATGGGTTGAGCTGGTACTGATCAGCCACGATAAGCAAGGCCATCATTTGCTCATTCGATACATCGCCCTTGAAGGCGGTTGCCTTGAGCGTGGTCAGCATCTTTGATGGGTCGACTGAATACTTCGAGGCGATCTTGGCTAGCAGGCTAGGCGGCTGGCTGGCTTGCGGTAGCGTGGCTACGGTGTTCATTCACTTATCTCCTTGGTGGCGTCCTCGATCTTCTGGCCGACTTCAAGTTCTTCGGCCACTTCGAGCGCGGTAGGAACGCGGACGGTATAGATGGACTTGGCTACATGGCGAAGTGCCTGGGCCTGCGTGGTTGCCTTGACGAGAATCGAATCTCCGTTCAGCGCTTGGACTTGATAAATGCGGGCTTGTGTTGTCACTGCTTATTGCTCCTTGATGATGAATCTTCGGCTGCCTTCGCCGGCCTTGAGGTACTGCGAATAAATCTCTGGAAGTGCTGACCTGAATGCCGCCGTGTCGAGCCGCATCGTCTGCTTGGCCTGCTTCCAAGTGACCAGCTCATGCTCGCCAAGAACGAGGCGCGAGGCATCGCCCATGTACGCCTTTAGGCTGCCGATCACGCCGATGGTGCCGGCCTTCTTGTCGCCATCCAGCTCGGCTTCGAGCGCGGCGATCTGCGCCTTCAGCTCGACAGCGCGGGCGATCAGCTCCAGCGTCTTCGGGTTCGCCTCGATGGCGCTGCCGTTGTCGGATGGATACAGGCGCTTGATGTCGGAGTCACACACCGGATCCGGGGCGCGGTCGGCGATCACGTGACGATCCCACCATTCCGAGGCGCGGGCGATGATCTCGGCTTCAAGCTCAAGATCACGGCGCAGGTTGTAGACGCGCACTTCCTGATTGCCAAACAGCACGGCCAGATCCCAAGCGCTACAGCCGCTCAGGGCCATGTAGGTGGCGCATTGCACCAGATAGGCCATGGGCACGGCGTCGGTGCCTTCCTCGCCCCATTCGTCAGGCTTGTACGCAGCGAAGGCGCTGGCGGTCTTGGCTTCGAGTCCCAAGTCGGTACGGATGCGGCCCTGATGCGCGGCGATCTTGGCACCGGGAGGGATCACCAGCCTGTCGACGTGCCCGATCAGCGGCGCAACCGGATGGCGCAGCATTGGGGTGTAGCGCTGGACGTAGTTGCCGGTCTTGGCGGTGTATTCGCGTGCGACGAATTCCTCGGCGTAGGTGCCGAAGCGCATCTGTAAAGTCTCGTCTTGCGGCTCGGCGCGTCCGGTTTTCTCAAGATAGACGTCCACCGGCGTGCGGTAGGGCGAAAGCCCCAGGATGGCTCCGACATCGGAACCGCCCAGGCCGGCGCGTCTTTCCAGCAAGAATTGCTCGCGTGCGTTCATTTCTTCTACTCCTGATAAATGGCAAACGGCGACAGGTTTTCCGCCTTGCGTCGGCAGGCACAGCACATCCGATTGCTTGGCCCATCGCTCTTGAACTTGCCGCCGCAGCACAGGCACTTGCGCTCGGTCTTCGGAGAGAACCGGGTCTTGGCAGCGTCGAACTTCACGTGCTTGGCAACCCAACTCTTCGAGCGCTGCGCCAAGTCTGCGACGGTCTGATATGTCATGCCGGAGTCGACCAGCCGGCGAACGTCATGCGGGGTCATGTGCGCTTCCTCTTTGGTTCGTTGGTCTGTACCGGCATGCAGCCAAGCTCGACACCCTGATCGGTGACGGCTCGCCACTGGCCCTTGAGGCAGGCGGTAAATTCCTTGTCGATGCGCGCGGCGCGTTCGTTGGCTGCGGCGGCTTGGTCGTGGTAGTCGAGGGTCATGGCCAGCGCCCACAGCGCCAGCACGGCCAGAAGGTGCGGGTAATAGGTCGAGCGCTTGGTGACAACGACAAGGCGGTTCATTTTTCTACCTCATCGTGGTGCGCATCGCACAGCGCCAGAAGCGGGGCCTTCAACTTGTTCCAGAATTCCAAGGCGTTGCTTGCCATGCGTGAAATGTCGTCATCGGTGAAGGCTTTCCATTCCGCGTGGGTATGGCGCTGGCACCCGATGCGCATGTACTGACCCGAGATCAGAACCGACCAATAAAGATTAACGACGGAGACAGGAGCCTTGGTCAGAATTTCCCCGTCGAGGTTGGCCCCGTCGAGGTTGGCCCCGGCGAGGTAGGCCCCGGCGAGGTTGGCCCGGGCGAGGTTGGCCCCGGCGAGGTTGGCCCAGGCGAGGTTGGCCCCGTCGAGGTTGGCCCCGGCGAGGTTGGCCCCGTCGAGGTTGGCCCGGGCGAGGTTGGCCCCGGCGAGGTTGGCCCGGGCGAGGTTGGCCCCGGCGAGGTTGGCCCGGGCGAGGTTGGCCCCGGCGAGGTTGG